TTAGAATCAAATCCATCATATCTCTTTGCCTGATTGATTACTATTGAACCCTCTTGACTAGACTGTGATCTATGATATGTGTGTTTAGGAATAATTAATGCACCACTATGTACATTTAAACGAACTATATGATATGGATATTTCCAATCAAAATTAACTAATTCAAATTGTCTTTCACCAGACACGACTCTGTTGTAGTCATCTTGGCAGGCATGTATGTAGAATTGTTTTGCACCCACCAAATCATCAGGTGGAGATATAGCTGCCCCAGTATGAACAACAAGATCACTAGCGTTCGATTCTTCCACAGATATGTCATAAAAAATTACGTCATCAGTTTCTCGAAATACACGATGTTTTTTAAATTGAACGTCACTCATAAAAAACTAAAGGGGTCAAATTTTTGTCGGAGTTTTTTTTGCGGTTTTCTGGGAATTAAAAGTCGAATTTCGTTTTCAGATTCCAGAACCAACATAAGGTTTGACAGGTATGTCTCCATCACCATCGTCCTCATCCTCTTCTTCTATCTCTTGTATGCGTGCGTCTAATGATTGCATCAATGTTTCATCATCATAATCTTCACGTCTATCTAATTCTGGATGAGTCATTCTAGTTACCATCCTCGTAGGTGTGTATGCTTTCATCACTTCACCATAAGTCTTAACTGGTTTACGATTCATTTCCTTTTGAATATCTGTCATACTTTTAAACATAAAAGCAAACGTAGCACCAAATAATGCTACGAAAAATACAAGGTATATGAATACTGTTACGTCGTTCATCGATTGAATAGTTTTTGTATTGGTACTTGTTTTAATTTATCTATTACATCCACTTCAACTCTGTCAACAATCTTATCAAGAACATCAATATCAATCTGCATGAATGGTGGAATGATACCTAACAATCTTAACAAACCATCTACAAATAGTGCGAGTGCTGTGAACCCTAGAATCATAGAGATAACCGTTGCGTCTCTATTATGCTTACGCATTGACTCTTCATCAATTCTTCTTGCTTCAGCAACTGCTACTTCAACTGCATGAGCAATCATCCTATCTACTTCTTCTTTAGTATAAGCATACTTTTTTATTCTTTCCTCTGTCAAAGATGTAACCTCCGTTAATGGAAAATCTCTTAGTAATGTTTTTACCATTATCCTCCTGCCATGTCACAACCTACAGTGCTACCAACTAATACACCTAAAGGAATTGCCCACCATCTACCATCACCTCGTGACATTGCTGCAGCAGCACCGCCACCTACCAATGCACCAGCGATCTTACCATCACCACATTCATTTCCATCTGATGAAGGTGTTCTTACCCATGGAGTTGTATGAGAAGGTCTATATCCAGTTGTGTAACCACTACAAGGAATACTAATCTTTTCATTATAAGATTTCACATAACCTTTTGAATAGGATGTGCCAGGAACGTACTCTTCCCGATACTCATAACGAAAGCAATTATTATCGTATGCATATCCTCTTTGAGATTCATACGCTTCACGATTACTACGATCTCCTATGCTCTCAGCATAACTAGGTGCTTCATAAACATGACTAGCATTTACAGGAACAGATGATAAAAGTAGGATAGCAGCAAGTGCAGATTTCATGGTAACTCCTTTGTATATTCTAATTATAATAGAAAAGGGGACACTTAGAGTATCCCCTATGACAGTTTGTAAGGTGGTTAGTCTTCTTCAGCAAGTTTAGCGAAGTAAGACATTGTATCTTCTTCATCTTCAATAGGAGAAGCAGCAACTGCTTTCTCTCTGAAGTCAGATACTTCTTTACCCCAGTTTTTACCTTCACTTAGATCTTCAAGAGGTTTTTCCTCTTCAAGAGTTTCGGCATCAAACTTAACTGTAGGATTAGTTTTACCTAAGACTAGATCTAAACGTCCTTTAAGTTTTTCATATGTCTTAAAGTTTTTAGCATCTTCAAACTCAGCAAGAGAGTATCCCTCTTTCCAAATCTGTTCTAGACGATCGTCATCGTAGTCACCAAGTGTATTTGGTGTAGCAAACTCAGACTTGTCATAGTTCCAGTAACCATCTACCTTGCGTATCTTCAACTTGAAGTCAGCACCTTTCCAGAAATTGAAAGGATCGATAGGTGATTCGTCAGCAAATGCAGGTTGCATTGCTTCTACGAGTTTATCAAAGATCTTTTTACCATACTTATAAAGGAATACTTTTCCTTCATTTTCTGGGTGAGCAGGATCAGATACAACATAGATGTTGCTGTAGTAAGATAACTTACGTTTCTGAGCACGAGCAATTTCTTTATCAGAATTGCGACCACTGTTCCAAAGTTCCCTGTTCAATTCTCCAACGGGATCATCCTTACCAATAGTAGTAAGAGAGTTCTCGATGTACCATTGTCCACCAGGACCTTTGAAAGCATGACTCCAAATCTTTGCCCAAGGCATTTCCTCACCGTCTGGTGCAGGAAGGAATCTAATAACAGCATAACCGTTACCAGACTTGTCCAACTCAGGTTTCCAAAGACGCTCATCAGCACCTCCTCCACTCTGAGGTTGGTTTAGTTTTTCGATCTCTTTGGTCAACTTAGACAGGGTTCCACCTGCTTTTGCTGCTTTTTTTAGTGATGCGAAAGACATAATTGTATTCTCCGTATTAGTTGTATTAAAGCTACTGTGTAATCGTAGCATACTATTTATGCTCTGTCAATATTCCCATCTTTCTTTGCTGCGTCCTCTAATGTTTTGATCATGGTATCCATACAATCCATTAGATCTTTAAAACCAAATGCTTGAGACAAAGAATTAATCCTAGTCTTCATGTCTGCTGCTTCAGCATCACCTGTAGTAGCAGCAAGAGAGAGTCGTGTGTAAAATACTCTTTGTTTATCGATCAATCCTTTCGTAACTTCTATGTGTTCTAACCTTTCCTTTTTGCTCATCTCAGAAAGATACTGAGACATTGCAGCAATCTCCTGATAGGTAGTAAATATGTCTTGTAAGTTTTGTTGAACTTGATCTGATTGAAAAAACGTACTCATAACTTTTCTTTAATTGTTTCTAGGATTACTTTTTTATATTTTGGACAATCAATATCAAGAAATGGTTGATACTTTTTAATTTTTTTCCTTGTATCTTTCCAAATTGGATCTTTGATTACTCTATCTAGTTGTTCAATGTAACCTAAACAGTGTTCAAAGATTACCAAAGTCTCTAAATTAACTTCACCTGCATAATATCTTTTTAATAATGGTGGGTGTTGTCCTTTAGCAAAAAATATTCTATCGAAGTTGTTATCTGTTTCTTCTAATAAAACATTAACATCCTCTTTAAATTTATATGTAAAGGACTCTTGATGTATCTTCCATTTGGTGTAGACATCCCTACTAAATGAACCAATGTAACCCTTAGGATCACTGACGAAATTAGCGACGAAGTATCCCAAGATGTCTTTCTCAGAATACTTTGTCGCTAACTTTTTAAAGAAGAAACGATCACGTCTCTCTTCAAATGCTTTTTCACTAGCAGAAACCTTTCCATTATATTTTTGATAATCATAGTTATCTCTGGTGAAGTGTTGTTTTAATGCAAGATACATTTTATACACTTCAAACCCAGTCACAATGGCAGAACTCCTTTTGATGATTGTTTCATATAATTTAAACGTTGTGCTTCATGTCGCAGACGTTCTTTTAATGGTTTTGAAATTAATTTGGGAACTGTTTCCACTTCAATTTCATTCTCTTGACAGTAAGTAACTACTGCTTCAATGTAAGTAATGAGTCCATTACTATTTTTTACTAACCTTTCAATCTCAGTAGAGAATTTACTAGCGGTTAGAAATTTATCCTCTAGATTTTTAGTTTCTTTAGGCATTTCTTCCCCTAACAAATTCTTCGATGTAGGTTTTAAGTAATTGTAGATAGTCATCAAGATTGTACTTCTCAAATACTTGTATAGATCCTTCTTCAGTGGCGATAAGTGTGACAATTTTTTTTACCTCAATTCCTGATCGTTCGAGGAACATCGCTGCATACGCAGTCTCTTGGACAAAATAATTTTCGATGTATTCCTCTTTTTTTTCTTTAGTAGAAGTTTTGAAATCTATCACTGCTAACTCGCCATTGAACTCAGCAATGCAATCCACTCGACCTGCCAAACCAAGATAATGTGAATAGAGAAAGGTCTCTAGACAATAGATATTATCTATCTTGTTCAGTGTAGATTTTGCTGCTTGAAACATTCTAACAGATAATGGATTATTTTCCAAGTATCTGTTTAGATTAAGTTCCC